TTACAAATTATGGGCGTGGATACACCTTTGCTAATGTAGAAATATCTGATGCCGCAGCTACAGGATCTGGCGCTGCAACCCGCGCAATCATTTCACCATTAGGTGGTCATGGATCAAATGCTCCAGCTGAATTTTTTGCTGATATTTTATGTTTTTATGGTACATTCGAAAATGAAAAAGTTTTAGGATATAATATCGATAACGATTATAGACAAATTGGTATTATTAAGAACTTAGGAGAATATAATAATAGACATAAAAAATTCAATTCTAATATAGGTCTTGGATGTTTTATCTTAAATGGAACATTTGACGCTAATGTATTTGAAAATGATTCAACACTTTTTAATTCAGACCTTTCTAAAAGTTTCAGAACAGTTTATATAGAAGATAACGTTATGATTGTAACTCATCTTACTGGATCTATTCCAGTAATTGGAGATGTGATTACTGATGGTGCTACAAATTCATTTACAGTTACTAGTGTTACAGACCCGAATGTAAATAAATTTTCTGGTGAAATGCTTTATATTGATAATAAACTTGCGTTTACTCCTTCTGATCAGCAATTTGTTGTATTTAGAACTTTCATTAAGTTTTAACTTATAAATAATTCTAATAGAAAACCTTAAATAGAGCGTAGTATAAAATGACAATTAACTTTAACACAGATCCTTATTATGACGACTTTGACGAAACAAAGGATTTTTATAGAATCCTCTTTCGTCCTGGTGTTGCTGTTCAAGCTCGTGAACTTACACAAATTCAAACGATTTTACAAAAACAAGTAAATCGTATTGGTGACCATTTGTTTAAAAATGGATCACAAGTTATTCCTGGATCTGTTAATGTTGATAATCAAGTAGATTTTGCAAAATTAGAATCTACTTATAATTCTGTAGAAGTTACGACATATTTAAGTAGTTTTCAAAATCTTATTATTACAGGCGAAACATCTGGCGTTAAAGCCGTTGTTTTAGATTCTTCAGAGTGCAATTGCGTAATTGATGGAACTATTCCTACATTATATTTTAAGTATGAAACTACAGCAGCTGATGGAGAAACTAAAAGATTTGCGGCAGGAGAAGATTTAATTGCTTATGCTGTAGATAATACTGTAGCTAATAACTATCGTCTATTATCTAATTTATCATCAGATTTAAAGGTTACTATTTCGGCACCAGTAGGAAATACGTCTTATATCAATAATCCAGATACTGATGTAATTGGTAAAGCATTTCAAGTTGATGTTAAACCTGGAATTTATTATATTGACGGACTATTTGTAAGAAATCCAGAGCTTCATTTATATATTGGAAGATTTTTTAATACTCCTACAGCAAGAGTCGGATTTAAAGTTGTAGAAAACATTATAACTCCAGAAAATGATACAACTCTTTTAGACCCGGCTCAAGGCTCTTATAACTATACAGCACCGGGTGCTCATAGATATAAAATTTCTTTAGAGCTAACAGAACTTCCTGAAGAATCTTCTGGCGCAGATAATATAAAATTTATCGAATTGGTCAGAATTAAAAACGGACAAGTTCAAAGTAAAGTATCTAGAACTTCTTATGCAGAGCTTGAAAAAGCTATGGCCCGTAGAACCTATGATGCCAATGGTCACTTTGAAGTTAATAAATTTAAGCTTACTAAACGTGAGCATTTGGATGATGGTACAAATAACGGAATTTATCCATCTGCAGAAGGAGGAGATGAAAATAAATTCGTTATGGCCATTGATCCTGGTAGAGCTTATGTTTACGGCTATGAAGTTGAAGCAATTACAACCTCATATATAGATTTTAATAAAGCTCGTGGAGAAGACCATACAGTAGAACTAGAAAGTCAGCCAATTGGAACACCAATTGGTAATTATATTCTTATTGATAATTTAAAAGATGGCTATCCTAATTTTTCTCAATTCGAAGAAATTGCTTTAGTTAAAAAATTTACTGCTTTAGATCAAGCGTCGCATTTTGCTCCTCTATCTTTATCTTCAAATGACGAAAAAGTTGGTACTGCTAGAGTAAAAACTTTTGAATTACACTCAGGTTCGTATGGATCAAATCCAATCTTTAAGCTTGGATTATTTGATATTAAAATGAAACCTGGCTACTCATTTGTTAATGATGTTCATGGAATTAGAGATAATTCTGCTACATTAGGAAATAGCTGCTGGGGAGCAAATATTGTTTCAAATCAAAATGAAGGATTCGTTACTGGAACTGCTACTAATGACGTCTCTTCTACAGGCACAGGTACTACAACAATTACTGGTACTGGAACTTTATTTAATAGCGAATTTAATATTGGTGATGTGGTATTAATTGATGGGCAAGTTGCTGGACAAGTGACTTCTATTACATCTAATACTTCTATATCTGTTGATAATACAACAGAAAATACGACAGTTTTACAAGGAAGAATTCAAAAGGGGCTGACTCTTTTAAATGATCCTGAATATCCGAATTTAATTTATCCTGTTGGCTATCAATATATTAAATCATTATATAATATTGATGGATCTCGAGATGGTACTTTATCAGTACGCAGAATAATTAATGAAACTACTGACGGATCTGGCAATTATTCTCACACTTTATCTCAATCTGGAGAAACGTTTCTTTCAGACCAAGATCTAGAAAATTACACCTTGTTTGATAATAATGGAAATGTAGTAAATATTAATTCTTCAAATATTTCTTTTGATAATGATTCAAATCGTAAAACCGTAACTATTTCTGGACTAAATAATAATTCTCAATATGATTTAGTTACTACAATTCGTCAAACTGGGACTATTGGTGCAGAAAAAACTAAGACATTACAAACCAACCATACTCAAATCATTACAACAAAGAAAACAGTTACCTCTTCTGTAATCACTTTAGATTATGCAGATGTTTTCCGCATTGTTGATATTGAGGTTACGCCAGGTGATTATTCAACATTTGATCCAAGTAATACAATTTCTATTTTAGATAACTATAAATTAGATAATGGTCAAAGACCAACACACTATCAAGCTTCTTCTCTAGTATTAAAATCTGGTAAAAAAGTTCCTTCAGGAGCAATTCGTGTTACATATGATTATTTTACTCACTCAACAGCTGGAAACTATTTTACTGTAGATTCTTATACCAGACCAGATAATCCGGGATTAGGTATTAATTATGAAGATATTGGAACTACAAATTATGATAATGGGCAAACAGTTAATTTAGCTGATGTTATTGACTTTAGGCCAATTATTTCTGGAAATAATACGACGAATCCAGAATTACCTTCAATTGGAACAGATCTAACGACGGACTTGTCGTATTATATGGCACGAATTGATAAGCTTCTATTAACTTCAAAGGGTGAATGGAAAGTAATTAAAGGAGTTCCATCTGTAGATCCACAAGAACCTTCAGATTCTGATGCCGGAATGATTATTGCCACGATCTTTATTCCACCATATACAAAGCAGGTTGGAGATGTTAAATATCGCCAGCGCGATAATAGAAGATATACATTTAAAGACTTAGGCCAAATGGAAAGACGTATGTCTTCAATGGAAGAGTACGTAGCTTTAGATCAATTAGAAAAATTAACAGCCGATCTACAAATTATTGATCCTATTACAGGTATTGATAGATTTAAAAACGGCTTCATTACTGATCAATTTACTGGTCACTCTCTCGGTGATGTTACTAGAGATGACTATCGATTTGCAGTAGATAATTTAAATAAGATTGGCCGTCCAATGCATTTTACATCTGCATTAGATATTGTTGAAGATATTTCTTCTCAAACTGAACGCCTATCAGCGAATTATCAAAAAACTGGAGATGTAATTACACTACCTTATACTGAAGAATCATTAATTTTTAACCCGTACGCATCTAGAACTATTGATGTTAACCCGTATAAAATTGGTGCATTTAAAGGAGAAATTACTCTAAACCCAGAAGGTGATAACTGGAAAGAAACAGAGCGTCGTCCGGACCTAGTTGTTACTGATAATAACGGCTATGACGCAATCAAATTTCTTGCAGACGAGTTAGGTGTTACCGGTACGCAATGGAATGAATGGGAAACTAATTGGACAGGTTCTTCAACTTCAACTAGAACGTGGGAAACCGGTGATCCAACTCGTAGACGTCAATGGGTCGCAGGTTACGAAGAAACTGTTACAACAATTACAGGTACTCAGTCTAGAACTGGAGTACAAACTAATATTTCATCTAGCGTTAATTCTCAAAATTATGGCGATAGAGTTGTAGATCTCTCATATATTCCTTATATGAGACCACGTCCTATTGTATTTACTGCTAAAAATTTAAAGCCAGATACTAAATTCTTCGCATTTTTTGACGACAAATCAGTAAATAATTATGTGATTCCTTCTCAAGTGTTTAAGGTTTCATTATCTGCTGGTTCATCTTATATGGATTTTGATCCTTTTAATCTACAACAAGGTGTAATTACAGATCAATTTGAAAGAACTCAAAATGGCAAAGTTGAAGCTGCATACGCTGTTGGCGATGTAATTAAAAACTCAACGCATACAGCAACTAATATTTCTGCTATTACTCACCTTACATCAGCTGGAGCTTCATTTAGTTTAACAGTTGCTTCTGCAACTGGCATTTTACCGGGTCATCACGTTATGCTTTATAACTTAGGTGCAAACAGAGCTATTACAGCTTCACCTTCCGGTGATAATATCGCAATTCCAGAATCAACTATTACTGACTTTACTAAAAATACATCTGAAGAGTTAAATTTAAAGAAGTTTAAAGTAACAGCAGTATCAGGTACTACTATTACTCTTGCAAATATTGATGGAACTAATATTGCAGCGTTCTCTGCGTATGACACCACAGCTTATACATCTCCAGATGGTGGCAAATTACTAAGACTTACAGCTTCTGGCGTAGTTGCATTCCAAGGTGTTATTGACGATACAACAGGAACAGATACTACTTATGATAGAAATATTCACATTGTAAATGTTAAAAATGGATTTGCAGTAGGAGAAACTGTAACAGGCACAATTACTACTGCCGGTGGTCAAATTAACTCAGTTGATATTGATGAAATTAATGGATCTACAAGTACAACTACAGCACCCACAATTTATACGTCAGCTGACGATTTAAGAACAGATGTCTGGGGTTCTGCAGTAGGTGTGTTTA